GGTGGCGATTATGTGGTTGAGTGTGATTGCTGTGGTGGCACACATTTGGTTGGTAACATTTTTGAGGATCAGGTGAGCGCAGCTCACGAGGCATACAACGATATGGAAAGAGGTAAATAATTATGGGTTTAGATATGTATTTATATGCACGCAAGTTTGTGGGCGCTTGGCGCAACGAGGATAGCGAACCGCGCGATCAGATCTTGGCAGCACTTGATCTGAAATTGGAGGATATGTCTGATGGTGGGATTTATATTGAGATCCCGGTGGCTGAGTGGCGTAAAGCACAGAGGGTTCACAATTGGTTGGTGAGCGAGATCCAGGATGGCAACGATAATTGTGCAGACTATTTTGTTAGCCACGATACTTTGTCGGAGCTGCGTGAGTGGTGTTTGGATGAGGTTGATCAGGGTGATCCGCACGATCTTGATCAGCTGCAGCACACTGCTGATATGTTGGGGAAGATCCTCGACAACCCTCGTTTAGAGTTTTGCGATTTTCAATACACATCGAGTTGGTAGGAGGAAATAATGGCTAAGGTTTATGCGAGCTATGGTGTGGACGGATATAGCGCAGACTTTGTTGCGCCTACACAGAAGAAGTTACAAGAGTATCTGGGTAACATTACGATCTACGATATCCGGGTTTATAAGCATTTGACACAAGCACAAGTATCTGTGCTATCATTGACGCAAGCACAATTTTTTGAGATGATTATGGAGGAAAACACTAATGCCAAACTGGGTATATAATGACATTGAAGTAGAGGGTAAGCCACAAGATGTGAATGCTTTTCTAACAAAAGCTGCACAGGTGAATGAGTGGAATGAGAGCGAACGCTATATGAACTTTTCGTTCACAAACTTTGTGGCACCAGGCGATGAGGTTGATTACGATAAGGATTGGTATGAGTGGAATGTAAACCATTGGGGCGTGAAGTGGGATGTTCGCACTGCTGAGATCAACTTGTCCCCTAAGGAAGATTTTGTGTTGATCACTTTTGAAACTGCGTGGAGTATCCCTGTTGCAGCGTTTGAGGCGATTGCTACACAACACCCGGAGCTTGAATTTACGTTCAAATGTATTGAGGAACAGGGTTGGGGCGCGCATTATTCTGCCAGCGATCCTGATGATGAGGGGGTTCGCAGCTTGATCACTGAGGATGAGTGGGATATTCCTGAGAACCACAACGAGTGGGTAAAACGCGATGGCGAATGTCGCGGTTGTATTTGGGATGATGATCCTGAAAGCCGTTACAAAGATTGTCCACCGATTGAGGCTGAGGATGAGTAAAGTGTTTGTGGTTGTGGATGAGGTTACGTTCAAATTCTTGGGAGTGTTTCCGTCTATGGATTTGGCCTCAGCTGCAAGTGTGTCGTTTATGGATCGAAACAATGATCAAAGTGTTTTGATCATTCCTATCCAAATGTATGAGGGTAGTCTAAAAAATAAAACTATAACAGTAGAGGAGATTTTGAATGGCAAGAACGAGTAGTAACATTGAGGCGTTAGCGACTAAGATCGCTGATGCCCGGTTGGAAGAACGCGAGGCGATCAGGTTGGCTAAGATCAAGTATGAAAGCTTTATCCAGGCGGAAACGTCAGTGGCTCGTGATAGTGTGTTGGAGTGTGTGCGTGAGGCTGTGTTTGCGGGTATGTCTACACGACAGATTGGGTTCGCGTATGGGTCTAGCGATCCTCACACCGCTAAAAGGGTTGTTGCGGAAGCAATGGTTGGCTTTGAGAATGCAGCTGATGAACCTAACGCTGGTTGGAAGATCACGCTGCCTGAGAATGACAATTCTTTGTTCACTTTGAAAGTGTATTCTTTTGGCGATAACAAACAGGATGGACAGGTTGATGCATCTGTGGATGAAGATGAGATCAACATCACAGCACAGGCTGGCGACTACTGGGTAGTATCGCAACTTTACCGACAAGGGTTGGTTGAGAATGTTTTGAAAGATTATTGGAAAGCGAGGAACAAACGAGATGGCATTTGATTATGAAGAGTTAGAGGAAGTGGTTGAGGAGTTAGGTAACTATTATTCTGAAACTATTGGGCGTAACGTTGATATGGGTGTTGATGAAGATTTGGATATCTGGTTTAGCAGCTCACGCACTAACGGCCGCGAATATGTTGATAGTTTGGATGAGTTAGATCGCCGTATGAAGTTGTTGTATCGTGATCTGATTGAGGATGATGAAGAGGATCTTGATGAGATCTAATCTTCCGGCACTCACGCTTGAAGATCGCCAGGCTGAGGCTGTCAAACTTATGGTTGCTGAACCTACCAGAGCTGCTTTGAATGCATCTCTTATGGGAACTGGTAAAACTTTGATGGCTGTGGAAGTGGCTAAGAAGATCGAGGCCGACACGATCCTTGTGGTGGGGCCGCTGAATACTTTTTGGGGTTGGTGGGATACGATCCAACGTCAGAATGATTACAAGCAAACTATCTCGAAGATCAACTCAACCAAAGAGGGACGCGCAGCTTATGAGAATTTGAAAGCTGGCAAGCCTGGTTGGTATTTTGTGGGTCGCGAATATTTCAGAACTAAGGAATGGTTCAAGATCATTCCAGATATGGTGATCATTGACGAATGCCATTTTGCACAGAACCGGGCTAGCAAGTCTTTCAAAGTTTTGAAAACACTCAAAGCTGGTTACAAGTTGTCGCTCTCTGGCACTCCGTCTGGTAACAAGTTTGATGGCTTTTGGGCTGTTAGCCGCTACCTGTGGAATGACACTAATGTTGTGGATAAGTCGTATTGGAAGTGGGTTGAGAAGTTTGCTAAGACCGCTTATAGTCCTTTTGCTGGTGTGGAGGTTCAGGGTGAGAAGATACCGGGTAATTTTGTAAAGTCGTTACCTTGTTACATTCGCTTAGAACCTAACCATAATTTAGAGGTTGTTCAGGAAACTAGGTATGTTGATTTGGTGCCAGCGCAACGCAGGATCTATGACAAGTTTGAGCGTGATCTGGTTGTGTTCTTGGAAGATAACCCGATGATCGCAGAAGTTCCTATCGCAGCTCGTATTAGGTTGCGTCAGATCACTTTGGCTGTTCCGAGTATTGGTGAGAACGATGAGATCTTTTTTGCTGATGATGCTGTGTCTACAAAGTTCAAAGCTTTGCAGGAGATCTTGGATGATATCCCTGATGAACCTGTGTTGATCTTGACGGATAGCCAAAAATATGCTAAGATTGTGGCACAACGGCTTGGTAATCAGGCTTTTGAATGGTCTGGCCAGGCAAGTCAAGTAAAGCGCGAGGAGGCCAAAACTGCATTCCTAAACTCTGAGCTGCAATACATTGTGGCTGTGATCCCGGCGATCGCTGAGGGTGTGGATGGCTTACAAGATGTGTGCAGCACTATTGTTTGGTTGTCGCACAGTGATAACAATTTGATGAACCAGCAAGTGGTTGATCGTATTCGTAGGCGTGGACAAAAACAGGTTGTCAAAATTTATGACATTCTTGCTCGCGATACTTATGATGAGGGGCAACTCTCGAACCTGGTGGAACGCCAGTTACAGATGAATGCAACACTGAGGAAAGGAGAATAAGTATGGAAACTTTTGTTAGTTTCGTTATTGTAATGATTATGTTGGGGGCTGTGTTGTTTCCGATTGGTATGTTTATGTTTATAAGTATTGGTAGTGTGCTTGGTTTGGGACGGCCTGGTGGGGTAGCTCGCAGGGCGCAGGATCAACGCCGCTATGTTCCGATCACGCAACGCAGCTACGACTTCGATGAAGACTAAGGAGTAATAATGGTAAAAAGTAATGAGGCGTGGCTGGATGAGAACCAGCCTGGTTGGGATGAGCTGCCTGAGGAAATTGTCAGTGGGTAGTGGTAGTTTTGGCTGGTGCCTAACAGGTAGGCACGATGAGTGCATAAAAAATTCTTCAACAGACTTTTGCAAATGCGAATGTCATAATAATAAGGAGGTAACAAATGAGTGATATACAAGATCTGATCCACAAGTCTACGATGAAAGCTGTTGCTATTGGTGCAACTTATGAACGCGATCGCATTATTAAGTTGCTGGAAGCGTCAGACTCAGTATGTAACCAATGGGCTATCGCTCTTATCAAAGAAGATGCTGTTGTATCTGAAGAAGCTTAGCTTTGATCTAAACCAGGCTAATTGTTTAGATGCTGATCCTGAAATCTTTTTTGTGGATGACCGGGAGGAGCCAGAGTATGACAAGTGGAAAACTAATTCCGCTCTTAGGTTATGCAGCTCTTGCCCGGTCAAAGCAGATTGTTTGAAGTTTGCTTTGAAAGAGAAAGCTATTGGTGTTTGGGGTGGGACTACAACTTTGCAACGTAGGGTTATTGCTAACCGATCTGCTAGAGGTTTGGTAGATCGTAAGGCGCGTAAAGATAACACGCAGTATTTGGATGGGGCTAACCTCGCGAAGTCTATCGAAAAAGGTGCTAAGATAGCAGAAGACCTTACAAAAGCTTTGGCTGTTGATAATGGTTGGGCTGATGATATGACAATTGTTTTGGCTAGGATGAAGATCCGAAACCCTGCAATGTCTTACACTGAAATGGCTTTGGCTACTGGGCTTAGTCGTGATGTTGTGTCTGGTCGTATACAAAGATTGATTAGGAGGAATAATGAAAGAGTTTTTTAGGAATTTGATGGGCATAACCTTTGCAGGTATCTTTGCCTGGGTTTTGATTTGGATAGCTTGCGCTTTCTTTTATCTGATTGCTTTGGTGATCAGTGCTTAAGATTGGTAGTTTGTTTAGTGGTTATGGCGGTTTAGATATTGCAGCTGAGAAGATCACTGGTGGTAAAGTTGTTTGGCATTGCGAATGGGAAGATGCTCCGAGTAAGATCTTGGAACATAACTTTCCGGGTGTGCCAAATTATAAAGATGTTACAAAGATTGACTTCACCCAGGTGGAGGCGGTTGATGTTTTGACTGGTGGGTTTCCTTGTCAAGACTTATCGTTAGCTGGCAAACGTGCTGGCTTAGAGGATGGAACAAGAAGTGGTTTGTGGTCTGAGTTTGCGAGAGCGATCGAAGAGTTGCAACCTAGGCTTGTAATTATTGAGAATGTTAGGGGTTTACTTAGTGCCAAAGCAAATAATGGAATGGAATACAGCGAAGAAGATTTGGCAGCGTTCAGAGGAAAACCTCCTCTCAGAGCCCTTGGTGCCGTTCTTGGGGACTTGGCCGATCTTGGGTATGATGCAAGATGGCAAGGTGTTCGAGCTGCAGATGCCGGTGCGCCACACAATCGCTTCAGAGTCTTCATCGTTGCTACGCACACCAAGCGTAACTGATTCGACTGGTGGCGCGATTAGCGAGAAGCAAGCTATTGAGCGCGGCCGTATGTTGAAGCTGGCAGATCAGTCAGCTACTTTGGCTTTTTATAATGGCTTGAAAGTTTCGCCATCGATCGAAGCATCTTTGTTGCCTACGCCGTTGTCGCGTGATCATAAAGAGGGATATAACCCGCACTATCGCGATGGTGTTTTGCAAACCGATAACGTTCCGCGTGCTGTGATGCACAGTGGGGAAGTTACTGAACTTAGTTGGGGCCGCTATGAACCTGCGATCCGCCGTTGGGAAGAAGTTACTGGTCGTAAAGCACCAGCAGCTACACGACCTGATGGTAGGGATGGCGCTCATAGATTGAACCCGGAGCTGGCGGAATGGATGATGGGGCTTGAGCCTGGTTGGATCACAGGCGCAGGGTTGACAAGAACAGATGAACTAAAAGCTTGTGGTAACGGTGTTGTGCCTCAGCAAGCAGAGTTGGCTTTAGCGCAGCTTTTGGATGGGGTAGATTTATCTTTTGAAGTAAACTATCCTTTGCTTCCAACACCAACTTTGAGAGATCAAAAAGAGGGAAAGAATCTTAGGAAGATCGCAATTGATGCTTTGAAGAATGGTAGCAACAGGGGCATTGGCCTGAATCATTTGACTGAAGCTATTGGTGTCGATTGGGAAGAGGGCGAAAGTTTTTCATTTGTTGATGGAAAGCTAATCAAAAATAGATTGGTAGGAAATGATGAATGATGATGCTTATGTGAAGTTTACGAACGAATATTTGCTTTGGAAACGCAATCGCGAGATGGCTTACCAAGATAATACTCCAGAAGAATTTATGGAGGAAGTGATCTTGAAAGAAAAGTCTGAGGCTTATGATAAGATTTGGGATCTGTTCACTGATGGCGAAGCCAGCTTGGATAAGATTGAAAAGATTGTGAAGTTAGCTAATGACACAGTATGAGTGGGAAGCTGCAGGGAATCATAACCCTTGGGGCAAGAAGCGTAAACGTGGATCTCATTGTTCGAAAGGGCATGAGTTCACTGAGGAAAACACTTTTGTTAGGCCGTATGATCGTGCCAGGGTGTGCAGGGAATGCCGTAAAGAGTATGCCCGGAAGAAGTATCAAGAGAACAAAAGCAAAGCGATTCAGCAACCAAAGCTGAAGAAGACTAAAGAGATTGATATAAGTTATTTGATATCAACTGATCCGAATGTCAGAGCTTTGTGGTATAATCTTCAAACAAGTATGAAAGATGTTATCACTCCTTGTCAGGAGAACGAAGACAATCACATGCTTTATAGTGGTGATCAAACACACACGATCACACCAGAGGCAGCTGAGCTTTTATGTCATGGCTGCCCGATCATAATGGAATGTTATCAATACGCTAATGCGGCTGACGAAAGTTGGGGTATTTGGGGTGGGGTTAACTTTAGTAAGGAGGAACTAATAGATGTTGACAAACAATGATGTAAAAGAGTTGACGGTTGATCTGTTTAAGCAGCGCTCGGACCGGGACAAGCAACACAAGGTGGGTGCCAGTAACATTAGTAACCCTTGCACCAAACACCTTGCGCACGATCTTCTGGGCACACCAGAGGCTGAAAGTAAGTATTGGATGGGTGGCAAAATTGGAACTGCCATTCACAGCTTTTTGGAGTCTGCGATTGAGGCTTCTGATAGTAGCGTATTTGATGGATGCATTGTGGAAGAAAAGATCGTTCTGGGGGAAATTCCTGGATATGGTGTTGTTAGCAGTAAGCCTGATCTTGTTCTACCTAACAGTAACCATCTGATCGACTGGAAGACTACCAGCCGCGCTAAGGTTAAGAAGCTGCAGAACCTTGTTGATGGAATCAAAGAAGACGCTGACAGCTTGTATACGATCCAAAAGTATGTTGGTCAAGCGCAGCTGTATGCTTGGGGTTTGAACCAGGCCGGCACCCAGATTGATCGATCAACACTTGTGTTTATTAATCGTGATGGAACGTATGAGAACGATATCTGGACTTACACGTTTGATTATGATGAATCAATTGCTCTAGCTTTGTGGAATCGTGTCACAGCCCTGTGGTATGATCTTCAAGATGGAGTTCACCCGGATAGTTATCCAAATGATCCACAATGTTTTAAATGCTCAATTGGTATTTAGACACACCTGCACAGATTTGGTATTAAGTATAAATGTGTGCTATAATGTAAAAACACAAACGAACGGAGGAAACAAATGACTACAAATAATAAGACTGACTTTCCTGCTTTCAGCTTTCAAAAGCTGATTCACAAAGCGGAAGTTCTGAACAAACCAAAAAGCATTTTGCTTTTTGCTGACCCAGGTAAAGGTAAGACTTGGCTTGCAGCTTCGATCTCGGAGCTTGCAGAATACAGCCCGGTTCTACTGATCGATGCAGAGGGTGGCGCATCTGCTATCGCTCGTGACTGGAAGAACGTTGACGTTGTTAGCGTAACCACACACGAGGGCTTTGTAAAAGTTATCGAAGAGCTGCTGATCAACCAAGGTCACTACAAATCGGTTATCATCGACACTCTTGGTGTTGTGATGGATCGTGCAGAAAAGTTCTTTGGTGAAAAGCCTGAGAACCAGAACAACAAGTTCGGTAAATGGGGCGACCTAAAGAACTGGGCTAACGGAGTATTCCGCAGCCTACATGGTGCATCGTTTACCTCAATCCTAATCGCCCACGCATTGGATGAAAAAGATGATAACACTGGAGCTATCAAGACGACAGCAATGTTGCCTGGATCGTTCAAGTCCACACTGCCAAGCATTCCAGACATTGTTGGATACCTTGCAGTTGAGCAGACCGAGGATGGCCCACAGCGTGTGCTAATCACTGGCAGCTCAGACCGCCTAGTAACAAAAAACCGATTTGGTCTTCCACCGAAGATCTATCAACCATCGATGAAAAAGATCATCGATCTTATCAACCAAGGAGGTAAAGAATAATGACTAACATTTCATTTAACATTACAGAAGAGGCTCTAGCAAGTTCGGGAGGATCTTACGATCCAGTTCCTGCTGGCAGCTACAACGCAACAATCTTCAACATTGAGTCAGAGCAGGTGAAGTCTGGCCCAAACGAGGGTAAGCCTCGTTTCAACGTGCAGTTCCGTCTAACCGGGGACAAGGTGGATAACCGCCGCGTCTTCAGCTATGTTCCACTCTATGTAGCAAACGATTTCTGGAAGACCCAGGCTTTCTTCAAGTCGCTTGGTTTCGACATGAAGTCAGGTAAGTTCACTGTTCCAGAAGTGGCTGACCTACTGGGCAAGTCGATCGGGGTTCGTGTCAAGATTGGCACAGACCAGAACGGCCAGCCTCGTAACGAAGTCGGTGGCTTTGATGCACCGGCACCTGAGAGTGCAGCTTCGTTGCTTGAGTCGATGGGTGCTAAGCCTATTGACACGAGCGACCTCCTCTAAATGGGCAATCCTGAACATGATTTAAAACTGTTCACAAGCCCTGCATGGCTGACGCAAACATCTCCTTGTTGTCTCCTCCTCCTTGTAGCGAATGTGGTTCGATTCCACATCAGGGCACAATGCCTCAATAGCTCATCTGGTAGAGCAACGCACTTGTAATGCGTAGGTGGCGGGTTCAAGTCCTGCTTGAGGCTCAAGGCAAGGAAGTGCGACACACTGTGTCGAAGTATTGGGACAACCAGGCGGAAACCTTGCCCCTTTGGGGTATAGCTCAGCTGGCAGAGCGTTCGACCGTTAATCGAAATGTCGCAGGTTCGATCCCTGCTGCCCCAGCAACATAGGAGAATTTTATCTAAAGGAGGATATATGAAAACAGCAGATTTCTTTTCTGCGATCTACGGCGATGCTCGTGGACTTGCAACCATCGTAACCAAAGGTGCATCAGGCGATCTTACGGAACAAAAGTTCTTTGAATACCCTGAGCAGCTAGAGGCCATGATCGCGCACTGCAACATTTACGCTCGCGAAGACATTTACTATTCCCCAATCCTTTTCAACTCGCCTCGCCGCATTAAAGAGAACGCAAAAACCGTTCACGTTGTTTACGCCGATGCCGATACTTGCGCCCCAGAAAACTTTATTGTCGAACCATCGATCTCTGTGCAAACAAGCCACGATCGTTGGCACACTTACTGGATCCTTGATGCTGAAACCGATCCACAAGATGTTGCCCTGCTAGCCAAGAAGATTGCTTACGCACACTCACACCAGGGTTGCGACAAGTCTGGCTGGAATACTACCAAGCTACTTCGTGTGCCAAACTCGGTGAACTGTAAGCGCGAAGACAAGTTTACAGTAACCGCCACAAGTAACGGCGCAATTTACACAATGGATGACCTGACATTGCATTACGGCGATGTTCAGGTCGAGCCGATCCGGGAACTATCTTTAGATGCTCTCCCGGCTGGCTGGCCAGATCTTATGAAGAGCATGGCTAAAGTGAAAAGTAGCCCAGAAGTTTTGTCGCTTTACAAAGATCAGCCACCAGTGAACTCAGACTGGTCTAAGCTGCTTTGGAAACTAGAGTTAGCTTTATTTCAGCAAGGTTTGACGCAGGAAGAAGTGTTTGTTGTTTGTCGCACAGCAAAGTGCAACAAGTATCACAGCCCTCTGCGGCCTAAGCGTTACGATGCTGATGGTGATCTGTGGCGCGAAGTGCAACGTGCAGCTAAGTCACACCAGATTGATGCAACCACACCACAGCTTGCTAGGATTGAACCTGTCGAAACTGTGATCTCGTTACAGCAAGAAAAGGTTGACTTCTTGTCAATAGCCGAAATGAAGATTGTGAAAAAAGCCCACACCTTTATTGACGACTATGTTGCCTGGGCCGGGTCCAAAACTGACGGTGCTTTGGGATACCAGATCGCCAGTGCGTTTACAGTAATGTCGTGCGTGTTCTCAGACATTGGTTATGCAATCCCGAAGTATGGTCGCATGGGTTTGAACCTCTGGTTTATGGTGCTAGGTGAAACCACTCTAACTCGTAAATCAACCAGCCGAAACCTAATGTTGCGGATGATTCGTGAGTATGAGCGGTTCTCAGGTTACCAGATCGATATCGGTTCGGATGCCACACCTGAGGGTATTACAAACATTTTGGCAGAGCGTGACGGCAAAACTTCTTTGTTGCACCGCGATGAAGTCCAAGGAATGTTCAAAGACTTTATGTCTAAAACATATATGGCTTCAGCTGCAGAAAGATTTACCGAACTTTATGATGGCCACGTTCCTGTGGTGATCAGGTCCGGTAAAGACAAGAGGCAAACAGAGAGAGCAACAACAAACTTTGTAATGTATTTGATGGGTATTGGTAGCAAAACCGCCGATGTTCTCACCACCGAATATTTCAAGTCAGGGTTCTTGGCACGTTTCATTTATGTTACAGCTGACACCCCGGAGCGCACACGCGAGATGGAAGATATCCAGCAAGCAGATGAGCAAGAAGTTGTTGTAAAAGATCTTGTCTTAGATGGTTTGGTGAAAGCCCTTTACAACTCTGTTGTTTATTGGCAGAAAAAGGGTTCACCAAACCCTCGCCCGGTTCGCATGACTCAAGAAGCATTGGAACGTTTCAACCAATACAAATGGGATATGGGAAACTATACAGAGATGCACCCAGACGCTGAATCTATTGAGCCATCGCGTCAGCGACTAGCTTTATCGGTTTGGAAGTGTGCAATCATGCTAGCGATGTGTGACCAGTCGGATCAGGTAGAACTCAAGCACTTGCTTGTGGCAATCCATTACTCGGAAGCCTGGTTTATGGATTTGGTTCGTATGGCTAGTGCAATCTCGAACTCTGAATGGCAACGCGATGTTGACAACCTTGAAGCATTAGTTATGGATAAGGGTGGCCGAATCCGTTACGAAGAGGCTTACAGGAAGTTTAGCAACAAGCGTAAACGAGAGTTTGATGAGATGATTCAAGCACTCCAGTCGCAAGCTAGAGTTCAAATTACTATGGAAAATAATAAAACCTATTTGGAGGTGATCGGATGATGAACAGAAACGAAGCGTTACATGTGGCTGCAGCTTTGAACGAAGCGATTTGGATTCGTGACCATGCAGAAACGATTACTAGACCAGAACTGGTTGATGCTGTTGTTGCGTTGGGAGCTTACGAAGTTTTTTCAAGTAGGCAGATTTCAGCAATATCTAACGGCAAACTATCTCCAGCTGCTGTATCGGGAATTATAAACAAGTCAGATAAAACTGGTGGAAAACTAAACCCTGGCACTTTGGAGATCTTGCGTGGCATTCTTTACTCAAGGGCAGACAATCGCACTGATAGGCGCTTGATCAAAACTGCACTTGGTGAGGGTAACTCGCAAGGAATGATAGCAAAACTGACTGGTGTGAGCCAGTCTTTGGTTAGTAAAATATCGCGAAAGGAGGAAAAATGAATTTATATTTAAGATCGTCTAAATGGGATGATGTTTTGACAGATGCAAGTGCAATAAAGTTTCATGCTTTACAACATTTGATGGGCAACAAATACCCAACATCTACTGCAGCTTTTCAGTTTGTAAAACATTTGGAACACACTAAAGGGGTAGTAGTAAACTTGTGGAGTGAAAATGCCAACGATATTAAGCTTTGATCCGGGCGGAACCACAGGTGTAGCTTTGACGGCTTACAGTGATGAAGATGTTGAAGTTTTGTGGCACAAACAGATCACTGGCAGCTTGAAAGGGTTTCTTGACTTTCATTGGGATCAGCTAGAAGATTTAAAGTTTGACAAAATTGTTTGTGAATCTTTTACTCTTCGCGAAGGTGTTTATGGTGCCGACCTGTCGCCAGTTTACATTATCGGCGCACTGGAGGCTTTATATCCAGGGGTAGACATAATCTACCAAGAACCTAAACTAAAGCCTTTGTGCGATGACACAAGGCTAAAGAAGATGGGTTTGCACACGCCGGGGCGCGGTCACGCAATGGATGCTGTCCGTCATGCTATAATCTATTTAAGGAACAAAAAACATTATCCGACTCTTAGAAAGGGGTGGCTAGATGAGTAAATGCAAACTATGCGACATGTTACCAAATAAAGATCTTGAAGCTGTCCTGTCAAGCGCAGCTTCGGCTCGCGAAGTGGCAGATCAGTTTGAGATTGGCAAAACTACAGTAGCAAAACATCGCAAAGAAAATCATATTCTTGGCCACACAAAAGTTGAGTCTGGAGATACTGCTGAAGTTATTTGGCGAGGAGATAGTGGAGAACTAAAAACCGGTTCTATGTCTAGCGACATTAACGGCAAAACTCATGAAGATATTTTGCGGGAGTTTGGTCACGATCCTGAACTGGTAGAAATTTCTACAGTTTTGTGGGAAAAGCACAGCCAATACTGGAGTATTGACTTAGAGCAAATGTTGTGGAAACACAGCTACTCTTTCGGCCTGGTAAAGAAAAGGCAAGAAGTTGCTCGTGATGATGTTGATGCCATTAAGTTGATGAATGAAATCAAGCCATTGGTTGCTTCAAGTAAACCCCCGGTGGGTCAATCATCCAGCTTTGTGTTGGACTGGGCTGACTGGCAGTTCGCTAAAAAAGAGGGTGGCGGTTCACAAGGTCTAATCGAACGACTGCTAAAAGCTTTTGACTCGGCCGAAGAACGCATCTTAGAGTTGCGATCAATAGGGCGTAGACTTGACGAACTGGTGATCATTGGTGGTGGCGACATGGTTGAGGGTTGTGTAATTTACCCAAACCAAAGCTACGAGATCGATGATCACCGCCGAGGGCAAATCAAAAACACTGTGGCAATGATCATTTATGGTATCAAAAAGCTTGCACCATTGTTCAACACTGTAAAAGTTGTTGTTGTGCCAGGTAACCATGGTGAACACCGGATTGCTGGTAATCGCACAACAATTGGTGACAACGATGACCTGCTCGTGTTTGAAATGGCGCAGCTCGGTGTCGAATCTGATCCAAAATATAAGCACGTTTCATTTGAGATTGCTGATAAAGAAATGTCTGTAACAACCGAAATCCTTGGTTGGACTTATGGTGTCACCCATGGTGACGTTTATGGTAAGACTGGTGGCACAGGTATTCGTAACAAAGTATTTAACTGGTTCAAAACTATGGCTGCCAATCGGCACCCAGTCGGTTCGGCGGATGTGTTGGTAACTCACCACTTCCACCACTTAGCACTCGAAGATTGGGGGGCGACACTATGGGTTCAAAATCCAACAATGGATGGTGGAAGTCACTATTACAAAGAAGCAACTGGCCATGGCGCAAAGTCAGGAATGAACAGTTGGGTAGTGACGCACCACGAACGTATACAGGACCAACAGATCCTAAGATAAACTGGTTAGTAAAAGAAGTGCATGACGAAACTCATGACATAACTTTAAGCATCCAATTCATTTGTGGCTGTGGCGAAAGAGTAGTTGATCTCGGTAATGAAGAGTTCGAATGCTTGCATTGTGATCGTTTTTGCGACATACAAGACTGCATCCACTGTGAAGAGCTAGAAAAATCTGACGTAGAAGCATACCTTAGTGAAATGGAAGATGGTGATGAAGATTCCGACATATGAATATGTTTGCACCCTGTGTGACGTAACTTACGAAGAAACTCGAAGCATTAAAGAAAATTCTAAAATTATAGAATGTATTGAATGCGGAGAATTGCTAAAAAGAGTCTTCTCAACCCCAACAATAACATTTAATGGTAGCGGATTTTACGCTACAGATAAGAAAGGAGAATAAATGATCAAATGGTCACTATTTAAAGAAGCAGCTGACGGCACATACAAGCCACCAGCCGGGGTTCAAAGCGCAGCTAAACGCGCTCTGAAGTGGATCGCTGACGGCAAGGCAGGCTCTGGATTTACCAGCGTAGGTCGCAGGCGTGCATCACAGCTGGCCTCAGGTGAAGCTGTGAGCCGAGACACTGTTGCTAGAATGAAGTCTTACTTCGCTCGGCACACAGTAGACAAGCAGGCTACCGGATTTAGCGCTGGCGAAGAGGGTTACCCAACACCGGGCCGAGTAGCTTGGGATGCTTGGGGCGGAGATGCAGGTAAAACCTGGGTCAACAGAATCAACTTAGAAGAAAAATAGGAGGATAAATGTTAACAGAATTTGAACGAGATCTTATCGATGTGGCAGATGCTAACCTTACTTTATTGCTGAGCAAGCACAAAGATTATGGGCCGCTAAACATTGCTAACGCACCAGGTGGGCCACTAAATGGCCTCCGGGTAAGAATGCACGACAAACTAGCTAGAATCAACCACCTGATCGATAACGAACTTGAGGCAGAGCACGAAAGCCTTTATGATTCGTTTCTTGATCTAGCAAACTATGCTTTGATTGCACAGCTTGTGCTAGAAGATAAGTGGCCTACAGAATAGTAGGCAAAGATAAACCCCCAACCTTAACTGGCTGGGGGTTTTCTCTTGTCGGGTTTTCCTACCTATGGCAGAAGACTTGTTACTAGTGACACAGCAATTGCTAAAATAGCAATTGCAATAGCAATAATATTTGATTTGTTTGTTTGTTGCGTTTTCAATTCTTTTACATCAAGTTCAATCTCGTTGATACGATTGTCTTGAGCATCTAACTTCTTTTCCATACGCTCCTGTGACTCCCTTACTGAGCGCATGCCTTCTTCTAAACGACCAAGCGCAACGTATAATTCTGGAGATTGATCAGACATTACTCTTTGGGCTTACTTTGGTCAACGTGTTTTTGCACAGCATCTTGAGTTGCCCTAGCAACATCTTCTGTGTCTACTCGCCCGGTTACTGCAATTGCATAACCGATAGCACCAACAATACCTAGCATTAGGGTTGTCCAAGCAATTAGTATGCCAGTAAATGGGTCGCCAGTAATGACGGCACCAGAACCTGCAGCTCCACCAACAATAAATAAGAACACACCAAAACCACGCCATATAAGCGTGCCAATGATAGCAAGAATTTCTTTAATTCGATCCATTTTATACCAATCTCGCCCATCTCCTAAAGCAATTGTATCTTACTTTATAATGGCCCAGGTTTTTGGCCCAGCAATCCCATCCGAGGTTAGATCGTGTGCTGACTGGAACTTCATTACTGCAGCTTTAGTATTTGGGCCAAAGTCGCCGTCAGGAACTAAACCTAATGAGTGCTGTAAATACTTTACGTTAGAACCTTTTGCTCCAAGCTTCAGCGCCTCAACAAGGGCTGGTTTAGGTGTTGCTGGAACAGTTGGTAGAATAACAGCTTTAGGGGCTTCTACGACAGGCTGAGGGGCTGGAACAGGCTTGTCTGCAACCTCGATAGAGTGCGCTGGCATTTCAGTCACAGGGGCATCCTCGGCAGTAGCCAAAGGAGCTGCAGCATGAGCTTTTTCAAACTCAATAACAGCTTTAGTGAACTTCATGGGATCGTAAAAACCTTTGCCAGTAGCAAAACCAGCGAGTGGCTGTGATTTTAGGTGACCTGCCCAGATCTCCCAGTGCAAGTGCTTCCCAGTAGCAAAACCTGTTGCCCCCATTTTGCCTACAACAGTCCCAGCTTCGATCTTCTGGCCAACTTTGACCTTGATCGAACCAGCAACCATGTGGAAGTAAGTCCATGTAACCTTTTTGCCCATAACAGTTGACTGCACAACAACTTTGTTACCCGCGCCGTTAGGCTCAACGCTTGTAGAAATAGCAACTACTTTGCCGTCAAAGCAAGCCTCAAGATAAGTTACAGCGGAGCCTTGCCAAATGTCTGTGCCGTTGTGGTGTTTTTTAGTCTTTTTGATCGGGTGAATTCGCCAGCCAAAAGGAGAAGTGATCTTCCAGGCTTTGCCAACTTTGCCGTCTAGTGGATATTGTGATTTCGCCATTTTTATTTCCTTATGTTGTTAGTTTGTATGAGAAGTTAAAAGTAAAGGTGTCGTTGTTTGCTAACGCAGCTGGGACTCCAGCGGATCCAGTTTTGGTTACGTTTACAAGTTTATTGTTAAACAAATACTTTACAAAACCGCGAGAAGAGGAGTTGTGTAAAACCTTTAAAGTGTAAATGTCTGCACCCTTAACATATGTTCCGTCACCGATTGGTAGTGAAGAATTGAGGGTAGTTCCCCCGGTCAAAGGAAATGTAACATACATTCCTGTATAGTTAGCGGGTAGTGTGGCGGTAAGTATTGTTGCGATTTGGACGTGAACAGTGTTATTGGAAACCATGTAACGGCCGGTATCGGTCAAGTTGAAGTTGGTTAGCGGGTTAGTGCCATCTGTTAGCACAGGAGTAAAAGTAGTCCAAGGCTGGAATAGTAAAACCCAGACTGTGCCATCAAAATAGTAACGCGCTTTAGTGTTAGTGACAAACATTGTCGAACCGTTTAGGGGCGTTGGGGTGACTGGGCGATCAGCATAAGTTGCAGCAATGTAGCTGTAGTTTTGAACGTAGTCTTTTAAAGGTTTGAAGTTGTTGGTAAGGGCAGTATCAACACTTGTTGCCAAAGTTCCAAACGCTGTGTGCAAAGGGGCAACCGAATCGGTGCCGACTGGATAGTAAATGCTGTAATTAGTAGTAATAGCCATAGGTCTATTTTATCACACAACCACTAGCCATTGGCTAGTCGCGGAGTCCCATCTTCGAATAATGCCAAGACCACCTGTTGCAACTTGGAAAGTTGTTGCAGTAGCAATTGCGGAAGCTGCGCCGTCACCAATAGCATTCCTAGCTGCTACTGTGTAAAAATATGTTGTTCCAGAAACGACAGAGTTATCGGCATAAGTTACGCCAGTAGTCGGAGTGATGATCGTCACAGGTGAAGACATTGTTGGCGATAAGCTTCTTTTGATAACGTAAGCAGTTATTGCACTACCACCATTAGAAGCTGGTGCAGTCCAAGACAAAGCCAAACCGTTAGGGTTTTGTGGTGACTGTTGCGCCACAGCAAAAGCCGTTGGCTGGCCTGGTGCAGTAGCAGAAGATGTAACGGTTATCGCACCAGTCGCAATGTATTGCCCTGTCGTTGAGGCTGCTGTAGCCACAGCATTTACGGCCGCTATGCGGAAGTAATAAGTTCCGTTAGCCAAGCCAGTCACAACTGTGCTTGTGCCAGTTAAGCCTGTGGTGGTTGTTGCCCCGGTGAAACCAGAGTTTGTAGCTCTTTGCAAAGTGTAGCTAGTTACAGATGTTCCACCATCGCTTACAGGGGCAGTCCAAGAAACAGTAACTTGGGACTGTCCCGGAGTTCCGGAAATACTCAAAGGTGCTGTCGGTAAACTGTAGTAATCAAATGATCCAACAAGGCTGGCGTTAGACTTCAGGGTGGCATCATTGTTAAATGTGGAGATTGATGTTGAGCTGCTGTGATCACTGAGAACGTTGATCCCAGATTGGGATGTTTCGTCAGCCGAATAATAAACGCTACCCATTCCCGAAACCCAAAAGCCCATACGAACATTGTCAGTTGTGCTTCTATTAATGAGCGGAAGGGTGCCAGTCAGGGACTTTAACCCTGTGCTAGATGCAGATGAGGCTGCGGCTTCAGTAAAGTTTGCTGTCTTACCAAGTAAAGAAAAGCCGCTGCTCCAAACACCCAGAGCAACAGTTCGGCTGGCATCTTTACCAGACAAGTTGAGGGCCATCCGATAAATCTGAATGTAAGGCACTCCGTTAGGATCGGTTGCTGGGTTGATTGTAGTTAGATCCACAAGACATGCAGTTTGCGACCAAGCAACCCAGGCCACATTGTTTGTTGCTACGGCAGAGTTAATTGTCGCCATCAGTCACCTCAATTATCTCGTGAGTAGGTAAAACGGTTTCTACAACCGCAAGCGCTAACTGCGCATCCTCAATCGTTGCGTGCTCGCTAACAACAGTTCCAGATGGTAGATAAATAATTTTAAACATTATGGGCCCACATATTCAATAATAAAGAAAGTATCAGTAGTCAAAGTATTTGTTGCACCGCTATTTTGATAAGCTTGAAGAGTGACAGTATCGTTAGCTGCCATGTTCACCGAGTTCATATTAAGGTAAACTGATTGGCTGTGACCAGCGGATTGAGGTGCTGGCAAAGTGTTTCGATAAGTCACGCCAGTGCTACTTAAAGCAATCAACGCCCCACGACCACCAGTAGTGTTATTGGCTGTGTGGATGCAAACAAAAGTAATATTATATCTGCCAGCTAGAGGAACTGTGACCACTCCTGAAGTTCCGCTAAAAGTGCTGTTGTTGCTGATTGTTGTCCAACCAGTCACAGTGGAAGTTGATCCGTTAGTGATAGAAAAAGTTGAGTTTAGTTTTAAATGCATTCTTGGCATTTGCCCAGCAATAGGATACCAGGCGGAACCAATGTATGAAGTAACCTGGTTCACATCTTCAAGATAGCAGAGCATCCCCTCAACAGGCGCTGTGATCGAAGCATCGCGAGCTGCAGCTGAAGCGAAAGAAGAGCGCAAAGATCGGGCCACAAGGTTACCAGAAAAAGAAGGGCTAGTAGCGTTTAGTAGCGAAGAAGAGCCTGTCGGATCAATCCAAAGATCGCCGTTAGTTGGTGAAGTAGGTTCGGTGACACTAACTGAGATCTTAGTGTTGTTGACCTTCAAAAAGTCTCCAGCAAGCTCAGGGGCTTTCAAACTTGTCGGAGTAACATAAGCTGTCGCGGTAGCCGGGTTGCCGGCATCATTACCAGCATAAATACCGCTCTGGTTTACAGTAATACCTGCAAAGTCTGGGCCAATACCCTGAACTGAAAGCTTGCCATCATAAGAGCCGCTAGAGTCAGAGATTACAACATAACCGCCGGGAGCAACAAAAGTCCCAGACTCAGAGTTCTCAACAACAAAAAGGAGATCTGCGCCAGAAGAATCTACAGAAAGTATAATCGCATTAAAGACATTGTAGCCAGCAGGGTTCATACCAGTAACAGTTACTTCTTTACCAGCAACGTAAGAAGCAAGTGTAGCGTCAGTTTTCTCAATTGTATAAGTCGCGTAAGTTCCGTCCCCAGTAGCCAAATTTACATAAACAGGTGTTTGAGCAACCTGATTACTGTTAGACAAAGCGATGGACAAACCATCACCAGCAATAAGACCATTTACGTTCAAGTTCAAAGCACTATCAGTCATGTGCATTGTGCCCTTGGTGTAATACTCTTCTTGCGTCACAGGGTTGATAGCAAACTGCCCAGCAGTCATTTCAAAGTTTGGGATAGCCCCAATAGGTTCACCAGTTTCAGGATCTAACTCTTGACGGCTAGGTGCACCAACAGTTAGCGACCCACCAACATCAAGAACCGCATCTGCAACAACATTGCCAGTAAAGTTCATCCCAGTCGCGTAAGGAATAACTTGACCGCTATCCTCAGCAACAAAAGTAAAAGTAGAGTTAATTCCATTGTTTTGTTCAAAATCAACATTAGGAACATTTGTTGCAGCTTGCAATCTTGCAATCGCATTTTCAAGATCTTGAATTTGTTTGTCAGTAGTGCGAACCCAAGGTTGCATACTTGACGGAGCGTTACTCTCTGGTTTAATCATCTTATGGCCCCATTAATGGAATAATAGCAAAGTCGCTGTGTTTCATATACTCATCCGGGTAACTTGTTGGATCAAGCATTACAGAATTAAACTCTGCAAAAGTTTTGCCAGTCCAGTTAGTTTCAAAGTCAGCAAATGTTACATACTGATCGGCGCTTACGTTTATGCTACCATAATCGTAAGACACGCTTCTGACTCGATAATTTGAACCGCTATAAGTAAAGATTGCGCCTGGTAGAAAACCAAACTCTTGATTACTTGCTTCCTCTATTTTATCAGTGCTAAAACTAAACTTTACTACAGGGCCCGCAACTTGCTGAGCGGTGTAATAAGCTGTGTTGTAAAAATAAGCATTGTTTACCAAGAAAGGGTTGTCTGTGTATTCGTTCTCAGAGTCACCAAGGGAACTGCCAGTTGGGAAAGTGGCACTAAACTGATCGGTCAATGTTCCTGTGCCAGTCAAAGCAAGTGCAGGATAGTTGTCGCGAAACTCAAGGGTGTATGGGGCATTCAAAGGACCTTTAGGCCCAGTCAGAATCAGCTTGATCTCATAAGGATCATCAGTAATCTCTGCAGTGATCTTAGCTCCGCGCAACTGGCTTGACTCAACAATGCGACCATTCTTGTCGCGGAAAGAATAAAAGCCGTTAAGCAGCTCAGTTGGCACAGTTCCGACAGCACGATCGCTAATATATTCAACATAAGAATCTGGAGAAGTGGTCACATATTCTGGCTGATTCACAGAAACCAAAGAAACCCTAGAAGTTACACTAAACTCTTTAACCTCATCGCCTTCAACACTTTCAGGGCTATCATTGTAGCCGTAAGTAAAAGCGATCGCACCCTCAACCCAAGAAGTCTTAATGTTGGTTAGCTTAATAGTTTTTGATTGCTCACCAAGAGAGATCTCAAAGTTTTCTGAAGTAATATCAGTTACATTGATTTGTTTTGTGGCTCGGCGTTTAACATAAACTGTGCCAGACATAAAATAGATTTCTGTGTTAGAAGCAATGCAAAGTTTTTTTAGACCATTCCAAATGTTGTCGGTCCAGGCTGGCACAACAATATATTCATTAAGAGATGCAGAAATGTCGTAACTGGTAATACCTGCTTCAGTAAAGTAAGCCTGAAAAACTTGTGCAAGAGTTCCACGAGCAGGAGAAATGCGTTTAGTGGCATTCAGTTTTTCAAACTTAGAGAACACGTTAGCTGACACAGAGTTGGAATCAACTGACAAGTTACCAACACGACCTGTAAAGCTGCCACGAAGATCGTCAACCAAAGTTAGTTGGTTGTCAATTAAAAGCCGACTTGAAGGATGTGTGGTGCCGTAAGTTTCGATCTTGTTAGATTCGCCAACAATAGATAGGGCGGGGATTTCACCACTGCTATCAGACAGGCCGACAGGAGAAGCGCTTTCGCTAATAGAATAGCTGACAATAACATCAGACTGATCCCCGGTAGGCGAAAACTTACCGTTACCAGTTGTGCTTACTGTAATGCCCATGTTAAACAACCTCTACGAAGTTTGCACTCATTTCAAAGTATCCGTTATTAATTGCCGAAGAAATGTAGCTAATTGTTGGGCTTGAGGCAAATTCAAACCGAGTGATTCCGCGGCCTGAAATAAAACCACCAGAAGCCACAGAAGTGCCAGTTGGCAAGATCTGTGCGATCAAAGCCACAAGGTTTGCTGTCGAAGTTGAGCCTGAGCCGTTAGCAAGGAAGATCTCCACCCTAGAAACAGAAGAGCCATCAAAAGTAGCATTTGTTCTAGTAGTTCCACCAGCAAGCAAACTGTTTGGGTTTACTGCGGTTTGTGCAACGCCAGACAGGTTGTAAGGAACAATGCGTATACCGGCTGCGCTCGAAGCTGAAACTCCAGATGCGGTAGCATGCCAACCAAAGTTTAAAGTATGTGTAGCAGGAATAATCAAAGTAAGTTTGTTGCTATCAATTGCTCCACCACCTAAAATATAAGAAGCATACTTTATTGGGTAAGCATTAGCGTAAGCCTGGCTGGTAAAGATTGGGGTAACTCCAGCAGAAAGATTAGGCCATTCACCCTCAGCAAGCATTGGGGCAGCCCAATGAGGAGGTAAAATGTTGCTGTTAGAAGCAAAAGGATCGTTCCAGTAAAACGGCCCATCACCATACAAGCCGTCATAAAAGTCTTTTAAAACATATAAAGATTCGCTGGCTTCAGTGTTGTTCATCTGGCCGGCCCAAGACATAGAATATTCTCTGTGAGTTCTTTTAGATCTGCGCACAGAAGAACCACCGTTAAGGAATTCCATTTTGTTTGAGTAACCGACCGGGCTGGCATCCATGCCAGACTGCGGGGCTTTGATCAAAGTTTGGTAAGTAGCGTTCCCAAAGTAAACGGTTCCAGCCATTAGTTTTTACCTAGCCTTGCAAGTTCTCGATTGCCATCGTTAGCTGATTCAGCAATTGTGCGGTTCGTAGTTCTTAGAGTTACTGGGCGGTTGATTGCAGCTTGCAATAGTTCGCGGTCTCTACCTGACAAGTATACCACACCGCCCGAACCGCCAGAAGCTCCACCACCGAGCATTCCAGGGGATAGTTGTTGCTGGTTTAGGGCGTTCATAAAGTCTACGCCGTAACGGTTCACAGAAGATGCACGCATCATGTATTCGCCGTTTGAGGCACCGATTGTGATGCTGTCACTTGTGCCACTACCTGCACCTTGGATTAGACCACCTTGAGCGTAGTCGCCAGATTTTAACGCGCCCTCAATAGAAAGTCGTTGGTTCATCCAGTAACTCTTCTGAGATCCAGTAGCATTCTTTTCCAAAGTGCCAATACGATTAGCTTCCTTGGTCAAAGCATTTTTACGATCTTCTTTAGTAGGTGCTTTGATATCTACTGTAACGCTTGCTTTAGAGTTGTTGATCTCTTCAAGCAACTGGTTTAGTGCGCGCTTAGCAGGATCAGTGCTAGCATCAACATTGACATTCTTTGGTGTTCCTTTGACAATAGCTTTGAAGCCGTCAAAAGACTTAGCATACTTGTTGATCTGGTCGTTAGCAATATTCATTGATTCGGCTTGTGCGCGGAACGAAGCCTCGCCATCCTTGATGGCCTGGTTAACAACGCTTTGGCTTGCACCAGAATCCACAAGCGCCTGAATGTAAGAAGCGTTGCTAGTAATAATGTCTTGCAAAGCTTTATCGTTGTCTCGACCGGCTTTAGTGTTTACATCTAGCGAACCGCTTAGAAGATCAGTGTTGTAAGTAACGTCTTCTTGGTTCTTTGCAATCTCCTGATCCAAAGAAGCCATCTCATTAGCAACACGCTTAGCAGACTCTGTGTCGCCAAACTGAATGGCCAAACGATAGTCAAGTTCAAGATCTTTACGCTTACGGCTATTTTCATCCAAAGTGTTTTGAAGATCAGTAACATTTTTGCGGGCATCCCGAATACCATTATTGATGCCCTCAATCACGCCCTGAAGTTCACCAAAAGCATTCTGACGTTCAAACTTAAACTTCAGCATGTTTGTAAAAGCTTTACCAAGATCATCGGCATAATCAGTTAAGGTTCTCATAACCTTTTTCTGCTTATCCATTTTCTTGGTGTTGTCTTCAGTCCACTGGCTTAAAAACTGAGCTGCGTAAACTCCGCCCATAAGCGCAGTTTGCAAAGATTCGCCATACTTTACCGACTCTGTTTGAGACTTAGTTAGCTCAGTCCGACCTTTGGCGATAACACTGTTTTGGGCAATCCAAGCAGCTAGTAGTTCGCGCATTTGAGCCGGGTCAGCAGCTTCCCTCAACGAAGCCGCAAGCTTGTCTGCGTTCTGAACGCCAGAGTCGGGCACAGCCTTGGAAATGTAGTCTCGCATCTGCAAGAAAGCCCCGGAAGAATCAACTCCCTTAGATTCCATCACAGCAAGTGCGCCCACCATGCGCTCAATACCACCGACAAAACCATCGCCAGCAACTTCAGCAGCAGATAGCGACTGCTCCATGTAAGATTTCCAGTTAGCAAGGTTAGTGCGACCCTCCGCTGTAAACTTGTCGAAGTTATCGCCAGAAGTAGACAGGCCAGAGCTTAGCGTCTTGAAAGAGTTAATAAGGCTAGATTGAGCATCTACTGTTCCAGTAACGCTGTCTAGGTAACTCTTAAGCTGACCAGATAAACCACCAACCATTGCATCGGCAGTGTCAGCGCTAACACCAACGTTAATCAAAGCTTGCTTTTGAATTTGAGCCGCTGCTGTTGATGTGATCGTGCTCTTAATCATAGCATCAATCTCTTTAGCTGCATCATTGTAATACCCAGGCATATCTACAACTACAGGGCTAACTGGCACAAGCACAATCGTTACTGGCCTAGCTAACGGAACATACTACTTCCGCATAGCTGCCGTAAATGCTGTGGCTACTGCAGCTTCAACAACTGGTCAATACATTGCGACTGGAGCGATCACCGTTGGATCTGCAGTTACTGCACCAGGCCAGCCAACCGCTTTCGCTGTAGCACAACAGTCGCCACAAAACCCTAACGGTTTGGCTTTGTCTTGGACTGCCCCAGCATCAAATGGTGGTAGCGCAATAACGGCTTACGTTATCAAAAGAAGCTTATCGCCAACAATGTCTTCACCTGTGACCATTATCACTCCGACCACCGGGGTAACCTATGCCGATAACTCTGTGGTTTCTGGAACAACATATTTTTACACAGTAGCAGCTAGGAACGCGATCGGTGACGGCGCTGCTTCTGCCATTGCAACTGCCACAACCTATCAGGTTGCAGGAACTAGCCTTGGCATTATTCGAAGATGGGACTCCGCGACTAGCCAATGGCTAGTGGTTGTGTGATAAAATAGACCTATGGCTAACACTACTAACTACAGCATTTACTATCCAGTCGGCACCGATTCGGTTGCCCCTTTGCCAACTTTGCCGTCTAGTGGGTATTGTGATTTCGCCATTTTTATTTCCTTATGTTGTTA